CCGGAGGTAGGATCAACGTGACTAGTTATAAACATATCATACATTCCTGTTAAACTACTATATAACGTACCATTAGCTTCATATTTTGTAGAACTAATTGCAGATAATAATGTATTAAAAAATAATCCATCATAGTACTCTGCAACTGTAGTACATGCTGTAGTAGTACTAGTAGTTGTTGACGGGTTGTATACGGTTCCAGCAAGTCGTTTTGGATATATAGGTTTAATAAAGAAAAATTCATTACCATATATATCACTACGTAATTTTATTCCTGTTTTATTTGTAATTAATAAGTCTTCGAGTCTTGAAGATTCAGGGTAAACGTTTAATACACTTATTGGATATGTATCTGTATTTTTCCATGTTATTTGATCAGGATCATTTTCCCAAAAACTTATACTATCTTCTTTTTTATTAATTCCCGTATGAGAATAATCTAAAGAGTTCTCTTTACTTTGATAGCCATAGTTACGTAAAATTTTATTATTATAAAAATCTACTGCTGTGCTTTGGTCAGGATTTTTATATTGTGCATTTTTTGCTTTAAAAATTAACGGAGTTCGTTGCTTAAGTTTAATATTGCGAATTATTTCTTTTGTTCGAGAGTTCTTAATATAACCAACGCTTCTTACACCAGGTTCATATTTATATGGACTAGGTACAATATAATTTACACCATTAAATGCAGACATATTAACTGTAAATGTTAAACCACAAGAATGAAAAGTTGTTACACCGGTATTTTTAAATGATAATTGACGAGGATATATTTCATTTTTTGTGAGCCCGGTTAATTTTAAAGATAAATTTGGATTATATCGTTGAGATAAATTATTCGTTGTATTTTTATGATTAAATATCTTGTCTAAAGTAGCGTTGGTTTTGTTACCATTAAGCAGATATAAGTCATTTGAAATATATTTTTCTATTAATCCCTTTTCATGTGTAAATTTTAAATCTTGTAAAGTTCTTTTTTCTCCTCTAAAATATCGACCTGGCAACCGCTCAAAATTATTAAATGACTGATTAATACCTAATATACTTCTAGGAGAAGAAACACTATTAGTTTCTATTTTTAATTTTTTACCCTTTCTGTTTATAGATAAAGTTTGTATTACATTTGGCGATCTACCGGGAGAACCTACTACTTCTCGTAAGACTATCTTTTTTAGATCTAAAGCTAAATTCTGGTCTATTCTATGTATATCATGTATCTGATTATCAGAAATATATGTGTTTAAATTTATTTGTAAATTATTAGCTATTTTTTGTATATTAATATCTGATAAATTTATATCAGTATTTTCTCTAATAAACTCTTTATTATTAAGTAAACGTATAATAAAATTTTTAAGATATTTTTGTATACCTAATTTAGATGCTTTTAATTTATTTTTGGTTGGTGTGAATTTTGCTTCATCTCTAAAGCTTTTAATATTTTTTAATTGATCTTTTATTATTTGTACAAAATAATGTACTGATAACTCAAGTTCATATACATCATCTATATCAACTAATGATAAGAATTTTGCTACATCTTGATCGAGAGTACTTAGATTTAAATTTTTAAGAAATTGGGTATAAATATCTTTTACATAAGTTGTATTAGTATTTGTATTGTCTTGTTTTTGTTCTTTCCATTCGACTAGATAATTATTATATAAAACCGGTAGCTCAGATACTTCAGAAATATCGACATAATATTTCTTCCATTGTAAAAACGAGAGCGGGTTGGTTGTATTTAAATTAACTGTCATAAGTTGAGTCCTTTTCTAATTTGATAATCTAAATTCTTATAAATTATACCACCGGCATTCTCCCAACTTGCACTAAGAGACGACGTCGACCTTGAAAGTGTTGTATATGGATTAGTAAAATCTATAATACTATTTTTTATATTCTCGGTTGATACTACGTTATATACAGTATATGGATAGAATTCATAAAATAAATTTAAATCAGGAGCTCCTGATAAAGATGTATCTAACCTCCATCCCCAATTGCTATATACATTGTAAGCAGACAATGGGTACGTACATAATGTATCTGTATTGGCGCCAGATACAGACATACTGCATACTTTTTGAGGGTTAATTAGAATAAATTCATTATTAAATTTTTGGCGGGCAACAAATGGAATATTTGCAGTTACTGTATATGTTAAGGCAGTAATAGGGGTTGTAAAATCTATATTTCTACTATCAGCAGAACTAGTAAAAAATTTAGTATCAAAGCTATCATTGACTTGTTCATAATCCCCTAACAGTTTAGAAATTTTAATACTAAATAAATCATATAACCTCTTTAATTCTGGCGGTGGATTAGGCGTGACAAAATCAATATCTTCATTAAAAAAGTCATAGAAGGACTGTATGTTCTCTATTTTACAAAAATCAATATCACTATTGTTGGATACAAAATTAGATATTTTTTCAAATATAGTTTTACCGAATGTTGTAGGGCTGGAGCTAGCTGATCCTACAAAAGAAGTAAACACACCATCAAATAAATTATCGTAATCATGTAAGAATGATTGAAATCTATAACTTTTCAATACTTGTGAATAATCTACATCTTCATTTATTTTATATATTTCAACATCATTAGTAGACGGACTAATTGTAAAACTATATGCACCTGTAAGCATCTTACTACCGGAAGTATCTGGTTGTGTTTGAAGAGAGTCTATTTTACCAGTTATATTTAGAGTCCATGTACCAGTACTAATAGGATCAACATTTGTATATAAAAAGCTGCTTAATTCCGTTTTACCTGTGGTCGAATTATATGGAAACTTATTAGTACTAATACTACTGATATTACTCGTATGTGTAGTATCTCCACTTGTCCAGTCTACGTAAAATATATAATTATCCGTCCAGTTGCTAGAAACTGGATCAGTTGTAAATTTAAATATAGGTAAGTGTTTTAATATATTATAATTTTTATCTGCAGCGCCTATAAATATTTGGAATTTATTTTTATGTCTTTTGTACTCTAAAGCTGACATTCCTTTCATTCCAGTAGATGTGAATGAAAATTGTTTGATTAGTGGTTCTATTACTCTAAGCTGCAAACCGATCCGAGATGTACCGCTTATATCAATCCCTGCCACGTTTGTTTCGAGATGATTTAATTCACTTGTGTTGATATCTGAATCAATGTTATCAACATAAAAATGTTTTAATTTATGCTTACTTGTATCTAATCTTATTAATAAATTAACTCTTGTATTTGGTATATCATCATAATAACTAAATTGAATCCCGGGGCCGGGTTGAAGTGAGCCTTCCGGATAAAATGTTGTTACAGGTGGAGTGGCTGTGGATTCTCTAATTTCGGTCGCTCCAGATGAACGTGCAGTATTTGCTTGTAATTTTATAACATCAATATCTCTGTTTTCAAATACTGGTATATAGTTTTCGTCAATTTCATGTATTGTGCTGCCATCTGGATTTACTGCATAATAATGCGAAAAAAGGTTATTTGCTATGTTTAACCCTGTACTGCTTATTCTATTTAAATTTTCATCATAAAAGGTATTAAACGGTATTAAGTGTGCATATTTATTTGAAGTATCATATGGTTTAGCCTTACTGCCACTAGAAGTAAAATATAGAGTAAACGGTTGGCCCTTTTTAGGTATATCTTGCCATGAAGCAGAGACTGCTAGTTTTAAACTTCTTTGAAAATCGTCTCTATTACCAGCATAGATCGACCGACCATACATGTCTGCAAAATCGGCGCTAGCACTACATAAACTAGTACCTTTTGAATCTAATACAATATGTGTAGGAGCATAATTATAAACACTTACAGATTGTGTGGCAGTGTTTATATATGTGTTACCGTCTTTATCGTAAAAAAATACTGTAGCTGTATATACTCCTGGAACTTGATATTGATGTGTAGGAATATAGTCAGTTTTTTCTTCACGAGTCTCACCGTCACCAAAGTCCCATAGTGCCGTTGTAATTGATAAATCTGGTCGAAACTGATCTTGTATAGATAATGCTGTACCAGTGAGTTTAGGAGAAAATGTAAATTTCGTTATACCGGTGTAGCCGCTATTAGTAGCAGATAGTGAATGGATATTAGCAGTAGGCGGAGGACAAGAGCCTGAGGTATTTACCGTAACCGATATCGGTACAGGTAAGGAAAGAGGGCAATTATCTTCATTTATCTTTGACATTAATATTCAACCACATTTCTATTTGTTGTAGTACTTTCAATGGTTATTTTATTTTTAAATATTTGGCTATTTTCTATATATGGTATTTGAAATGATTTTAAGTTCGTCCTAGTATCAATAAACTTTACATCTTTACCATTATAAATAGGATTAAATAGACAAAAAGATAACCCCTGCACTCGATCCGCTCCAGGCGGTAAATCAGATCTTACAGTTTCAAATTTCACTATACCCTTTATTTTTTCAATTTCATTATTTAAAAATCTTACATCTATAGTATCTCCTAATTTTAAAGTTTGTATATATTTTGTAATAATATTAAATACTTTAGATTTTAATTCTTCTTCATTTATTAATGTTCTAGCATCTCTAGTTAAAAGTAAATATGTAGTGTCTTTATAAGATACCTTATTAGGCTCACCAGAGAGTTGAAGAGCTAAATCTAAATTTAAATATACAGGGTCAATAAAAGAAATTTCACTATTGAGTAGTTTATAGTTTGTAATTTCTTTTTGGATTTTTTCTTTTAAGGACGGTGAGAGATAATTAGATCTAGTAACAACAGATCTATCTTTTCTTAAACTAGGTACAATTGTCAAATATATATTATTTGCATCTGCACTATCTGCATAATAATACTGATTAAGTAATGCATTCGTTTCAAGAGAATAATCAGTTAAGCCTAATTCATCATTTACATATTTTAAATATTCTAGTGTATAATCACTATTATTATGTACTGTTATGTCATAAATTAAGTTTTTATAATTACGCTGTATAAATGACTTATAATCTGCTTTCGTAGTTAATTTATATTCTGAACTAAAAAATTTAGGAGAGTTTTGTTTAATTTCTTCAGTAGTCTCTTCAACGCCAAAGTCAGTACTATCTTCATTATTACTAAGGGTTATACTTAATGCTTCTTCCATAGTAATATAATTAAGAGATGTATCTTTTATATCTTCTTGAATTTCATCAAACTGGGTAGTATTATATATATTTACAGTACTATCTACAAAAGCATTTTTTGTTATTTTACCTTCAACGCCAGAGGATTTTAAATAATAAATAGCAATAGTATCTCCTAAATTAAGCTTCCTACCGTTAACATTATTACCAAATTTAAATTCATATTTTTTATTTTCGTTATATCTAACTTCAAATTTTCTTTCATTCGGTTCAGCAAGATATATACTTGGTACTCTTTTCCATGTATACCATTTATTTTCTTCGTTTGCTTCTTTTACATATACAAAAATATTAAAATGATCAATCACAGTGTTTTGACCAGGTAATAAATTTATTGTTTCAAATTCTTCACCTATAGGAGTTACTAGAGGATATTCTTCTATAGTACCTTCATATAATAATGGAGACCCTACACCAGTTATAGTTTCAGTATTTGAAGTTATTTTTTCAAATGTTAAATCTTCTACAAACGTATATGTTTTACCTTGAGTAGAGGAAAATGTAAATTTAGGAACTGTGTAATACCCAGCTGATAAATCAGCTTTACCAGTAAGGTCTATCGGTAGCATACATGATTGTTTACCTACGGGTTTATAGTCAATTAGTTTAACTAAACGATTAATATTTTCGAATAACTCTGCATCGTTAAAATTACTCTCTGAACTAGTTTGATTTAAATAAAATCTTC